CTGTACGATTGTATGCACATGATCTACGGGAACAATCAAGTCGTCCCCGTAGACACGCACCGATCCAGAAAGGGAATTTATATCCTTTCTGGTCAGCGTCACGTTGAGCGATCTCTGGATCCCCAGAAAGATCAAGGTCGTGAAGACCATGGCCTCGATGGGAAAACAGAGCGCTGAACCCATAGACGCGAACTTGGCCAAACGGATCACTCCGTGGCCAGGTACGTCAGCCCGCCTAGAACGTGTGGCATCGAGGGCCTCTTCCAAATGAGGCCATCGTTCAACCATCCGTTTGACGAGCTGATGGGAGACACGATCGGAAGCGTCACTCAAATCGAGTGTCGCGGTTCGGCCATCGGCCGAGCCTTTTCGAGCAAGCTCCTGGTTAGGAGCTTGGTCGTCAAAACCGATCAACTTAGACAGGAGTTCATCCCTGTAAAAGTTATCTAGGAAACTTCGCAAAAGAGCCTGCTGCATGTATTGCATGCAGGTAGGTTCAATCGCGATTATCCTTGGTGTCTTCAACGTTTTAGGGACGGAGATAACCTTCACAGGTACCTCCATCTCGGGTTCGAGGATAGTCACGTCCTTCAATTCATCGACGAATCGATGATTTGGAAGGAGGTACTTGTCCAGGGGAAAGACCCTGTCAAGTCGTGCAGTCCAGGTACGCTGATTGTACTTACCATTACTGGTAAGACGATCAGCAGTAACACCTGGGCCGTGCTTAGGGAGTAGATTCCCGTAATAGACATCTCTGTCCATACGAGAGAATACTCCGCTAAAAAGCAAGGCAGACATTTCTTGAAACTCCCGTTGATCTTTCTCGGAAAGTTTCATGTCAGCCTCACGGACATCCTGCTCACACTCGATGTACTTCTGCATCGCCTTCCTCGTCCTTGCATCACTGCAAGGGAGAGAAATCTTACCAAACGACAGCGTTAGCTGCCGCAAGGCAAGAATGGAGTCGATGCATGGGTCATCGAGCAACGCGCCGCTTTTCCGGTCGAACACACGGTTGAAG